GCCGCTCAATGTGGCAGTTACTGAAAAAGGTCCGCCATTTTATGGAAACCGCCAGCCCATTCCCCGGAGGAAAACATGGTCAGGCAAAAGTGTAGCGGTATTAGGCGCAGCTATTTAGGTCATAAGCTAGACCTAAAAGGCCATCCAGTTGGTGACGGTCAAATTTTTCGTGGTGTGCGTGAATTGTTTGCATTAGGGCATTTAACTGTTCAGCTTTAACATTCACGCCTTGTATATCTTGGCGTTCTTGAATTGGCATTATTTACCTCCCATATGCTTTTTTAAGATAAAGCCTGGCGATTACTTCGTAACCACACGCCGCATAAAGGCATGCTGTTCTATATGCCGCTTTGTCTTTGATAAAAGTCATATGAAGTGCCTCACAGTCAAAGAAGCGACAACTCTTCCGTGAATACGCATGTCTTTTTGCTCACCCGAATTAAGCGTGAAAGTTTGGTAATGGTGATTATCAGAAATAATCTTTAGTGACCCGTCCGGTAACGGTTCTATTCGCTTGATGAACAGGCAGTTACGACCAAAAACATCGCCCGTAAAAACATAGATGCCGGGTGTAAGAGCGCGGCCACCACAATCAACGAAAGCAACAACCTCGCAGGGTTCGATAGTCGGCTGCATTGAATCACCTTCCATCCTGCAACTCTTAACTCTGTTTCCAAAATCATTAATATTGTCAGAGCCGAAAAGCATTTGTGGTGTTTTAATTGGCTCGTTAAAAGAAAGTGAATTTTGCATTTTCATTTCCTCAGGGTGAGTTTGGTCACGCCAATTAAGGCGTTATATTTATTTCTATATTTATTTAATCAATGATCTGGCGGAAAACATATTTTTAATATCAGGATGCTCATCAATGATTTTTTTAGCATCATCACAGGCATCATCATAGCTTTTGAAAAAATCAACTAATACGAAATAGTTTTCATATCTTTGATAGATCGCAAATTCTATCCCATCGATAAGATTGGTGATAAATTCGTAATTAGCATCACCCTGATAAGGTTGCGCTGTTTTTAAATATACCCAATGGCTTCTGCTTTCTTTGATTTTTTTATGAATATCAAAGTGCCTATTACCCGTTACCGCTTGTGGATCTCTTTTCATTTCTCTGGCTCCGTCACTTGCCGATGAAATGAATAATACTAGATGTTTTAGTATCTGCAATACTAAAAGTATAGTTTTGTGGTGGGAATGTGCTTACTTATTGAAATGTAAAGAAATAAAAAAACCTGTCAGGGGGACAGGTTTTGTACTGTTAGTAGCTTAATCAGAGCCACATCATAGCTTGAACAACGACACCTATGATCCTGCAATTGCCGTTGATTGGAATGAGAGGATATTGAGGATTCAATGGCTTGAGATAGGTTTTCCCAGCGTCAATTACCAGCTTTTTAAAGGTCGCCTCGTTTGCGTCGGTAAGCTTGGCAACTACTAAACTCCCATTGATTGGTTCTTTACCAGTATCGACTAAAACGTACATACCTTCAGGAATGCTCATACCGACAGGAGAAGTCATTGAGTCACCCTGGACTTTCAACCAGAATCCTTGACCTTCAATGTGTGCATCGGAATCGTACCATTCATCAATGTCTTTGAGCGTGTACGGTTCTATAGCCTCACACCACGCCCCTGCACTTACCCAGCTAATGAGCGGGTATGTCCCACGTGGTTTGGCCGGGCCATGATAAGTAACGTTTGATACCTGGGATAACAGCTCTGCTTCTTTAGCAAGAGCAGGGCTGAAACTCGAAATCGGCTCATGAAGCAGTTTCGCAAACTTAGCCGCAACTGGAAGATTCAGTGGGTTTCTACCGTTCAGGTAATGACCGACAGCTCCCTGAGAAATGTCCAGCTCGTCGGCCATATCAGCTTGGGTGATACCCAATTCTTTTTTCTTCGAGTCATACAAGGCCTTAAGGCGCGCTGCGTCTTGAAGCTGTTCTGTCGTCAATCTGCTTTTCTTTTCCATAGCCTGATTTAATACCAAAAGTTTGATTATGTCTCCTACCTATAGTACCCTTCATTTTAATACTTTTAGTAGTATTTAATCGTAGAGGACGTATGAACCAGATTACTCTTAAGGAATACGTGAAAGAGCACGGCCAGGTAAGAGCTGGCGCAGCGCTCGGAGTAACGCAAATTGCCATAAGCAAAGCATTAAGAGCCGGTCGGGAAATCTTTGTTGTGATTTCTGAAGAAGGGACTGTTTCAGCTTTTGAAAACAAAGCATTCCCATCTAAGCGGCGAAGCGATGAAACCAGAGCCTGAGTTACTCAGCATCTTACCTTCCGATTTCAGCCAAGCGGATGCCGAGTGGATTAAACAACAGTTACTTAGCCTGACACCAACCGCACGACAAAAAGCTATCCAGCGTTATGCAGCTGTGTATCAGGAGACGTTCGAGGCTGAACCCGTTTCCTACCGCAAGGAGAACCGGGCAAGGCATGAAGCAAACACAAGGCTTCGCCTGTTTGTGAGAAATCAGGGCAGAGCTTTACAGGGGTATACCGCCGAACCTCCCCTGGCTGGATCGCAATCGCGCTCCTCATTGTTTCGGGTTTAAAGGTACCCGAACAGAAGCAGGCTTAAAGGTGCCTGTTCAGGTTGGCAACCAACTGACCCAATTCCTCATATGTACTAGGTAAGTAGTACGTTTTTATGGGGAAGAGGGAAAGGGGGGTAAGGGGGGATTGGGTGTAGGGGCAGGAATAGGGTCTTTTCCAACAGGAGAGATCCATTGGTTAAGTAGATCACTGTCTTAAGGGCGCAATTTAAAAAAACGCTCGTATCAGTAAGGTAGTACAAAGCGCCCAGGCGTTGAGAAACGAAAAGGGTTCTTCCTGGAAGAGTGATTTTTCAGAGGAGCGGAATCAGAAGGGGGGCTGGCAGCCTTTGGGGAGGCCACCAGCCATGTGAGGGGGAATCCATGAAAACCACATCACGAAATTATTATCTCATCAGCACGGGAGCTGCACAATGGAGCTGACGATCACGCCGAATTTTGCACAGGAACGAGCGCTAAACATGTTGCGCCGTGATTGGAAGGCAAACGACACCTTCATGGTGTATTCGCCAACCGGTAGCGGTAAAACGGGTTTGGCCGCCTTCATCGTTGCCGGGTTTGTCAGCCGTGGTATGCGCGTCCTGTTCTGTGCACCGTACACCATCCTGATCGGTCAGACGGCTAATCGGTTCGTGGAGTATGGATTACCGGGGGATGAAATCGGTTATATCTGGGCGGATCACCCGAACTACGATCCGGACCGGAAAATTCAGATTGCCAGCGCCGACACGCTTATTCGTCGTGTTTTTCCTGAAAATATTGATCTGCTGATTATCGACGAAGCACACCTGCGTAAAAAGCGCATCCTGAAGGATATCGAACGTCTGCGCGGCAAAGGCGTAAAGGTGATTGGCCTGTCGGGTACTCCGTTTTCCCCGTTCCTGGGCAAATACTATGACCGACTGATTAAACCGACCACCATCGGCGAGTTAATCCAGCGTGGCGATCTGAGTAAATACGAATTTTACGCGCCAACTAAGCCGGATCTGAAAGGAGTTAAAACCAAAGCATCGCTTGAGTACGGGAGCGATTACAACGAAACGCAGCTGGCTGAAATCATGTGCGGCTCTACGCTGGTGGGCGACATCGTACAGAACTGGCTGGAGAATGGCCGGGATCTGCCTACCATCGCTTTCTGCGTCAACGTAGCCCACGCCAATTACCTGACAATCCAGTTTAACCTGGCAGGTGTTAACGCTGAGGTAATGACCGCCGACACTCCAGTGGATGAACGCCAGACCATCATTCACCGCTTTGAAACCGGTGCAACGAAAATCATCGTTAGTGTGGGCGTTCTGGTGGCCGGCTTCGATAGTGACGTTCGTTGCATCATCTACGCCAGGCCAACAAAAAGCGAAATTCGCTGGCTGCAGGCGCTCGGTCGTGGCCTGCGCACCGCACCGGGTAAAGAGTCCTGCCTCATCTTCGATCACAGCGGCACCGTGCACCGTCTGGGTTATCCGGATTCAATCGAGTACGACGATCTTCCCGGTAAGTCTGACGGCATGGAGGAAAGCGCGCGCCGCGCAGCTGAGGAACGGGCCGAAAAGCTGCCACACGAATGCTCTCAATGCCATTACATGAAGCCAGCTGGCGTCTATGTGTGCCCGAAATGTGGGCATAAGCCGCTGGGCGGTGAGGACGTCGATACCGACACCGGCCGCAAACTCAAAAAGCTGGGTAAAAACCAACATCAACCCACGAAGGCAGAGAAACAGGCCTGGTGGAGTCAGATCAAATTCTATCAGCGCCAGCGCGTATCGCAGGGGAAAAAGCCCGTCAGCGATGGCTGGTGTGCAAATACCTTTCGCGAACGGTTTGACGAGTGGCCTAACGGGTTGAGCGATTTCCCGATGGAGATCACGCCGACCGTCTCAAATTTCATCCGGCACAAATTGATTGCGTATGCGAAAGGGCAGGAGAAGGCCAAGCGCCTGCAGGAGGCATCAGGCACGGCAGCCCGATCCTCAGTACAACAAGCACAGAAAGCGATTAGCGATATCAAACAGCAGTTAGGAAAACGAGCATGAAGACGGCAGAAGCAGCAAAAGGCCAATGGGCCATGATTTTCGAACATTACGGACTGCCGCCGATCACCGGTAAACACCATTTCAGAGGCAAATGTCCGCTTTGTGATTCGATTGGTAAATTCCGCATCGATGACCGCGACGGCGCGGGAACCTGGATTTGCACCTGCGGCTACGGTACGGGATTGGACTTGGTTACCAAAACCCAGGGCAAACCATTTAACGAGGTTTGCCGCGAAATTGATGAGCTGATCGGAAATACGTTCAGGCGTGACAAAGTGCCTGAAGCCAGTGACGCTTCTAAACTGCGAAAAAAGGTACTCAACAATTTTGCAAAAATGGCTCCTTTACGCGGTACCTACGGCGCCGATTACCTTAATTCTCGCGGTATTTTTAAGCTTCCAGCCGAGGCGGTACGGTTAAACCCAAAGCAACGGCATAACGGCCGTGTCTACCAGTCGATCTATTCACTGGCAACGGACGATAAAGGGGAGCTGTGTTACCTCCACCAGACGTTACTCGATGGCGCAAAAAAGGCTGATATCGGGGCCAGCGCAAAGCGACAGAAATCACTACAGGAAGATAACTATCTCGATCATGCCCGGTCAGTTGCGATCCGTATGTTCCCGGTCGCCAGCACCCTGGGCATTGCCGAAGGCATCGAAACGGCCCTATCTGCGCACCAGATTTATAACGTGAATACCTGGGCAACTATGACGGCAAATTTCATGAAGAAATTCCGCGTTCCTGCTGGTGTTAAGCACCTGATTATTTTTGCCGACCGCGACGAGAACAGCGCTACCGGGCTGGCGGCTGCGTATGAATGCGCTCATGCCAATCTGCTGGCAAAGAATGACCTGCAGCGCGTGAGCGTGTACTGGCCGGATCACGATGATTTCAACAATATGCTCATGAACGGTGATCAGGTTCGTGAGCTGGTTTTCCACAAGAAAAAGGCGGCTGCGTAATGCGTACTGATAACAACGAACATAAAGCACTATTCACCATCCCGACGGCAGCGCACAGCTCCGCCCTCGCAAACATCAAGCCTGTGCCCGAGCAACGGAGAATCACCGGGCATAAGCAAACTGACGCTTATCTTTGGGTGCTGGAGGTGATCCGTCTGAACGAACCCGCACATCTGGACGCAGCCGAAGCCGCGCTGGAGAAAATTGAAATCTCCCCAAAAGAGGCCGAGGAACGTTACGCGCGTTATTTGCTGGCGAATGGTGGCGATCCTTTCCAGGTTGCTTTCGGTACCATCGGCATGGATAACCCGGCACAGGCAATCAGGAACGCCCGGGAGGACATCAAAAAAGCAGCATCAGTCAGGGCCACGTTCGGCAGCTATGAGGCAGCTCTCGAAGATGTGGAGGCCGAGCGAGTAATCAAGTCTTCCCCGAAATTTATCGACGATCACCTTTGGGGATGGACTCCGGCCGAGAAGAAAGCTGGCAGCATTAACGGTAGCCGTATGAACGAAATTGATGAACAGCGCCGGGCATTTGTTGAAGGCTATCGTGATGTACTGCCTGAGCCCAATACGCTTTCTGACGTTGTTCGTGAGTTTGTTTACTGGGACTGGCTCTACAGCGTTCGCCACACTGCAACTAAAGAGCAGGGCTATGAGTTTGGTTACTCCGAGCATCACGAATCGGTATATGACCGCGAGCGCTACCTTGAAAAATTGCTTGCTGCCATCAAACCCGTAACGCGCGTCGAAGCCGTGGAGGTATGTCACTGGTTTCTTGACAGTGGAAAGGACGAATTCATGGAAGACCACGGCGCGGCGGTGATTCTTAACTTGGTAGGGGAGTGTGAAGAATGAAACTGGAGGCATCACTAAAACACTTTAGCCCTCAGGGAATGCACATCAGCGACGACGTGAAAGGAACCTCTCCGGATCGTATCACTGGCACCGATGTTATGGCGGCCATTGGTACCACCAGCAGCCGAGCGCGGTTTGGTCTGGCTGCCTTCTTTGGTAAGACCGGGATCAGCAAAAGCGATGAGCAGTTGGCTGTACAGGCTCTGGCGCGTCATGCAATGGAATCAGCGCCCAGGAATGTACGTAAAGCAGCAGCAGGCGAGTTTGGCTGGTGCATGCTGGTGCTCGCACAATTCGCCTTTGCCGAATACTCCCGTTCAGCGGAAACCAGCGTGACGTGTCACAGTTGCGGCGGCAGCGGATTAACCTCTCAGTATGAAGATGTGATCAAATATCCTGGAGTCTTCAACTCTGACGGAATGGAAATCGTCCCGCCGAAAATCAAGCACGAACTGGTCAAGCGTAAATGCGCGGCATGTAACGGTAAAGGTAAGCTGTTGGCCCGATGCCGTTGCGGCGGAAAAGGTGAGGTGCTCGACCGCAAAGCCACAAGTGAGCGTGGCGCGCCGGTGTTCAAAACCTGCGAGCGCTGCAGCGGAAATGGATTTTCTGGGGTGCCGTCTACTGCAGCTTATAAAGCGATACTGAAGCGAGTCCCGGATCTGCACGTCAGAACGTGGACCCGTAACTGGAAACCGTTTCTGGAGGGGCTTGTCGACGTCTGCTACAGAGAAGAACAAAAAGCAGACTCGGCGTTTCAGGACGCAACGAGCTATCGTGATGATGTGAACAAAATTTAGCATATTAGCGACTTTAAGCTTGATTTTGTCCGAACTTGTCATGTATGCTTCAAATCGTAGGTTATTGCGCCTGCACGAAATCAAACCCGCCTCCGAGCGGGTTTTTTTATGGCCGTAACAGGAAAGAGCATTGGGCTTATGGGCGTTCTGCGTCGAGGGCCACCCTTCGGGGGAAAGAGTGACGATAACCCGTCACAGTAGGCTCAGTGTTCTCTCCGTTACGGTTAATTGCAGTCCTCAGAGACAAGCCGAAGATAAGCATCGGCAACCGTAACCAATTACTCCCGAACCAGGTCAACACGAATGAATACATTCATCATTTGTGCATCCGGCCCGTCTCTCAATAAATCAGATTGCGAACTTATCTCCGGATCGGGGCTGCCGGTTATTACTGTTAACTCCACCTGGCGAGCAGTTCCTGACTGTGAATACATTTACGCGGGTGATCTGCGCTGGTGGGATGCAAACATCGATGTTCTGCCGTCCTCCGCCTCTCGCTGGACCTGTAATTACCGGGCTCATAAACGCTATGGGCTAAATCTGTTTGATACAGATACCCGGTGGGCCTTCAACTCCGGGCAGCGCTCAATTCTGTTTGCTGCCAGCCTGGGGGCGAAAAACATCATCCTGTTAGGGTTTGACTGCTCCATTAATGGCGGTAGTCACTGGCATGGTGATCACGTCGGGCTGGATAACCCTACAGCAGAGAGCGTTACCCGATGGCGCGGGGAGTTTGCCAATACTGCCAGAGCGCTGACCGGTAAGGTGAATATCATCAACAGTAGCCGCCAGACAGCGCTTAAGTGCTTCCGGCGTCTCGGCCTTGAAGAGGCTTTATCAAACGTTCTGCCGTAAGTTTTCCGCAAAATAATTTCCTTTTTCAATACACAGCACCCCGGACCCGGAGGTGTGGAATGCATCGTATGAATGACCAGTCAGGTAATGTAATTACCCAGTTTTTCGCGTGGCTGGCAGCTGTATCAGCGGCTCTGGGATTTTCAACCCAGGACATGGTTTTCATGTTTTTCGGTCTGATTGGCGTACTTCTTTCTCTGGCCTCTTTTATATCCGGTCGGCTTGACGCCAGAAAACTCCATAAAGAGGACCAGCGCCGCACTCAGTTGCTGGAAAAATATTTTGATGATGCCCGAAAGTTACCTCCTGCGGATCGTCCGGCAAGCGTCAAGGTTGTTACAGATGCCATTAACAGGATAAACGCAAATGCAAAATAAAAAGGCAGGTGCTGCGGGTATTGTTTGTTCAGTTGCTGCGATCATCGCGATAGTGCTCGGTAACGGGCATGTTCGAACCAATGAGCGCGGCCTTGAGCTCATCGGTAATGCGGAATCATGTCGTCGTGATCCTTATGTGTGCCCCGCCGGTGTGCTCACCGATGGCATGGGCAACACCCACGGGGTTAAACCCGGCACAGTTAAAAATGACCAGCAGATCGCGGCGGAATGGGAAAAAAATATCCTCGATGCTGAATCCTGTGTTAACCGGTACGCCAACGGCAGAAATCTGTCTGATGATACTTTCAGCGCTGCAGTATCGGTCACGTTCCGTGCCGGGTGCGGCAATATGCGGAGCTCGACAATGTTCTCCCTGTTCCGAAAAGGTGACCTTAAGGGGGCGTGCTACCAATTTGCTCGCTGGGTTTACGGAGGCGGCCGGGTTCTTCCTGGGTTGGTTACTCGCGCAGGTAAAGAAGAAGCTCTCTGCCTGGACGGTCTGAAATGATCACCTTTGCCGATATCAAAGCCTCATGGCGTTCGATAGCGCTGGTGGCCGTGGTGATTGTTCTTGCGGTGTTGTGCATCCTGCTGGCAAACAGCCGAACTGACGTTGCTACGCTGAAGAGTGATAATGATGTTCTGCGCAGTGACAACACCCTGCAGGGAACGGTTATCGCTGCTCAGGCTTTCAACTTCAACCGGTTTAACCAATTGGCCGAAAACGCCAGCCGACTAAATTCACTGATTGATGCCAGCTCCGATAAAACTGTTATTGAATATCGGGAGATCCTCCGCCGTGAAAAAACCTGTGATCTGCCTGTTCCTGCTGATGTCGCTGGTGGGCTGCTCGAATACACGCACCGTCTACGTGCCAGCGCAATGCACACCGATTCCGGGAACGCTGACGCAGCCGGTGATAGCGCCACTACCCCCAGCACGCTGACGTATTGCCAGGCTGTTCTCTGGATCAAGCCGCTGCTGGCCGCTATCGAAAAAGCGAATAACCAGCTGTCTGGAATACGTGAAATAGAGAAGGGCAGGCAATGACTATTGCCAGCATGACATTACAAAAGTCATTCACTGAGTGGCTTTGATAATGTTTTTTGAGTGAGGATTGTTCAGTATGGCTTCGATAAAAGAATCCACTGATGCCAATGGACAATCAAAATATTACGTCCACTGGAAGGATGAAAAATCCGGTCATGGACGCCGCCGCATCTTTAAGAATATTGATGATGCCGCACATCTTTTCTGGCAAAAACAGAATATCGAGCTGGATTGTCGAACCGCCAGCTGGACCGGAATAGACCATTCCTGGACTTTCCGAAAGTTAATTCTGTTTTATCTGGGGTATCAGGCCGGCAAGCTGGAAAAAAATATCATACGGCTGTCGTCATATACGAAATGCCGTCACGATCTTCTCGCTGTAGACGGGCCGATACTGGAAAAAAATATTCTCCATATCAGCCATCGTGATATCGGTGATTCGGTTCGCACCGGCTGCCATCGCTGGATTCGTTCGGCTTTCTTCCTGCTGGTGGAAAAACGGCTCATCAGTTTTAACCCTGTTGACCGTCCCGCGCGCCGGAAGCGTCGACCCATCACCATACCGCCATCATCATCGGTCAGGGAGCTACTGAATAACGCGCCAGTTCGTGAGCGTATCGCGTGCTGGCTCGGGATTTGTGGCCTGCGCATCGGTGAGGCTCTGGCGGTTACGTATAACGACGTGTCAGCCGACTGGATCGACATCCGGGGGCATGTTGTTGACGGCGTTATACATGAGGGGCTGAAAAGAGGAGTGGAGCGCCGGGTACGGATGCCGCGTGAGCTTTTCGCGTTGTTGGATAAAAGTAAACTCGGTACCTCTGAGCCTCTTATCTGCAACCAGTTTACCGGCGCATGCCTCGCTACCAGCTATGGCACTCAGGGCGTTCTCGTCAGAACCCTGAACGACTATGGCATTAAGCGATTCCATCATCTTCGCCACTTTGCTGTATCTCGCCTGGCAAACAAAGGCGTCGATATCCTGAAGGTTTCCCGACTTATTGGGCATTCGAACATCAAAACAACAATGGACGTTTACGGTCACCTGTTCGGTGAAGTGGTGGAGATGGATTTGGACTGAGTTATCCACATAGTGGAAATATTAGGGCGATCCACTATCTCCCCATTCTGCGCGGCCTCCGGGCATCAAATCGCAGTTTTCCCGAAAAAAAGGATATGCCGCATTTTTACCCCCTCTGATATGCCGCACTAGGAACCAGAGAGGACGCGGCCTGCACGCCAGAATTTACCGTGTGATACGCCGCACCCGGATCGGAGAAATTGGATTTTGAACAAAAAATAATCACATTGACTTAGGCGGAAGTATGGCTCCTAAAAAAAGCTTCAGAAAAGCCTACGTCGGTATCGTTATGGACATGGCATTAGCCCGTAGCAAAATCAGCAATCGGATGGTTGCTCAGCGCTTAGGTGTGGACGAGACGACGATCCGTCGCTGGCGTAAAGAGAATATCGAGTTTGAGCGCGCTTTCACTGAGGCTCGCGAAGCTCTCAGAGAGAAAATAAACCGCGTCGCCGGTAAGAGCCTGGACGTTCGCAAAAGGAAGGTTGTCACCACATCGACGGATGGTGTGAAAACCACGATTGAAGATGTGCTGCCCACGCACAATGATATTGCTCTTTTCTCAAAGGTGCTCGGTCTTGGTACCAGCGTCTATAGCGAGGAAGAACGTCAGCGTGATGTGCTTCGCGAGGTGATGAAACACAAGGTGGCTGGAAAATACTCCGCGCTGGAGGCGGCACAGCTGCTTGAGGCTGAGGGGGTAAAAGTTCCGGCAACCCTGCAAATGGAGCTGGCAGCACCGAAAATTTTCGAACCGTTCAACAATATGGACGAGGCAGCCAAAGCCGACGCGGCGAACCTGACCCCGCAGGAAGCCGCAGATATCTACAAAAAATACCTGGGCTGAAAATTGCAAAAACAGGCGTTTCGAACCGTAAAAACGCTATGCACTTTTTGACCCGTTTTATGCACGTTTTATTCATCCCGATTTGACCACTTTTCTGTTCAAAACAGAGGCTTCGCGCCGTTTGCGTGATGGGTGCTGTTGCGCCAGTGCGGGTAACGACCATTATGTTAAATCGGGGTGTTTTTGAGGAATTTTTCTGTGCCGATCCCGTTCCCCTTTGACTTCCGTAAACCGGACTATACAGCCGTGTTTGAGTGGAGAATGGAGAGGCTGGAGCGGATCAGGAAAGCGCCTGAAATGCTTCCGGCACTCCGTGAGTTTTACCGCACTAACCCGGCCCAGTTCATCATCGACTGGGGCATGACAACGGACCCGCGTAACCTCGATTATGGCCTGCCTGCGACCATCCCGTTTTTGCTGTTCCCCCGCCAGGAGGAATGGATTCACTGGATCATGGACAGGCGCGCCAGTCTTGAGCATGGACTGACAGAAAAAAGCCGTGAAATGGGGCTGAGCTGGACCTCTATCGGTCTGGCCTGTTCGCTTTGCCTGTTCAACAAAGAAATGGTGATCGGGTTCGGTTCCCGTAAAGAGGAATATGTCGACAGTACCGGCGACCCGAAAGCGCTGTTCTGGAAGGCACGGAAGTTTGTCGAGCTGCTGCCGGTTGAGTTTCGCGGTTCATGGAGTGACAAAAAACATGCCCCTTATATGCGCGTGGAGTTCCCGGAAACGGGCGCGGTCATTAAGGGAGAGGCTGGCGATAACATTGGCCGTGGTGACCGTACAACGCTTTATTTCGTGGATGAGTCTGCATTCCTCAAACGGCCATATCTCATCGATGCTGCGCTATCACAGACCACCCGCTGCCGTATAGACCTCTCTTCGGTCAACGGCATGAATAACCCGTTTGCTAAAAAGCGCCACAGCGGAAATATCCCGGTGTTTACGTTCCACTGGCGCAGCGACCCGCGCAAGGATGATGAGTGGTACCGCAACGAATGTCTGAAAATTGATGATCCGATTATCGTTGCTCAGGAACTCGACCTGAACTACAGCGCATCCACAGAGGGGATTCTCATTCCTTCTGAATGGGTGCAGGCTGCCGTCGACGCACATATCAAACTGGGTATTCAGCCCAGCGGCCAGCGCCTCGGTGCAATGGATATCGCAGACGAGGGGAAAGACAAAAACGGCTTTTCTTGCCGCTATGGCTTCCTTCTGCAGAACGTTCACGAATGGTCTGGAATTGGCAGCGACATCTACGCCTCTGTCGTCAAATCGTTTGGTTACTGTGACGATTACAGCCTGGATGAGTTCCGTTTCGATGAGGACGGTCTGGGCGCGGGAGCGCGTGGCGATGCTCGCGTGATAAACGAGCTCAGGCAGGCTGAAGGCCGGGGAACAATCACAGCCACGCCTTTCCGAGGTAGCGGTAGCGTATTCGATCCGGAAGATGAAGCCGTTCCTGGTGATAACGGTAAAGCGGCGCGCCTGAATAAAGACTTCTTCGCGAACGCGAAAGCACAGAGCTGGTGGCATCTTCGCAAGCTGTTTCGTAATACCTTCCGCGCGCTGAACGGGATGGACTACAACCCCGACGAAATTATTTCGATAAGCAGCGAGATAGAAAATATTGACCGCCTGCTGATGGAGCTTTCACAGCCTACGTGGTCGAAAAACGCCGTCGGTAAAATCCTCGTGGATAAACAGCCGGAAGGCACAAAATCGCCGAACCTCGCAGACGCCGTGATGATTAACTACGCGCCGATGGATTCCTCTCTTGATATCTGGACTAAGCTCGGAGCATAAAAGCTATGGCGAAAAAAACAGGAAGAGTCGCCACAGCCGACTCTTACGATAACTTTGTCGCGCGAGTTGGCATGCAGCAGCCAAATCAGCATGCAGCGTCAACTTATCGAGCCAATTACACCAGCCGCAATCGTCTGCTGTTGGAATGGGCGTATCGTTCTTCATGGATCATCGGCGCAGCTGTTGATGCAAAGCCCGACGATATGACAAAAAAAGGGGCCAGAATAACCAGCGAAATTGACCCAAAGCGGCGGGGGATTCTGGAGGCCCGATTTGAAGAGCTAAAACTCTGGGAGCGGCTGAACCTGATACTGAAATGGTCCAGGCTGTATGGTGGTGCCGTTGGGCTAATCCTCATTGAGGGTCAGGCACCTCTGACGCCTCTGGTGCTGGATAAAGTGGGAAAAGGCAGCTTTAAAGGCCTCGCTGTTCTCGATCGTTGGATGATTAACCCTAATCTCGGGCGACGCATCAAGACACTCGGGCCTGAGCTTGGTAAACCCGAAACTTACGAAATCGTTACTTCTGCACAGGGTATTCCCCCCTGGACGGTGAATTACAGTCGGCTGATTCGTATGGATGGGATAACCCTACCGTACCAGCAAGCTCTCACAGAAAACGAGTGGGGAATGTCCGTTGTAGAGCGTATCTTCGACCGCCTGACATCGTATGACAGTACGAGTGTAGGTGCGGCACAGCTCGCTTACAAAGCGCATTTGCGCACGGCAAAAATAAAGGAACTGCGCAAAATTATTGCGATGGGTGGAAAACCATACGAAGCGCTGCTCAAACAAATGGACATGATGCGCCAGTTCCAGACCAATGAGGGGATGTCTCTCTTTGATGCTGAAGATACCTTCGAAACGCACTCTTACTCGTTCGCCGGGTTATCTGACCTGCTGAGCGAGTTCAAGGAGGATATTGCTGGAGCCGTCGGCATTCCGCTGGTTCGCCTTTTTCGCCAGTCTCCGAAAGGGTTTTCAACGGGCGATTCGGATCTGGCGAACTACTACGATGACGTCGGTGCCGCGCAGGAAAATACGCTACGTGGCCCAGTTCGTCTGCTCTATGACGTGCTTCACCGCTCGGAGTTTGGGGAGCCGCTGCCGGACGATTTTACGTTCGAGTTTAACCCCCTCTGGCAAATGTCAGACGTTGACCGTTCAACGGTGGCAACCAACACCACTACCGCACTGGCGACCGCTGTGCGTGAGCTGGGGATGCCTCCCGCCGCCGCATTAACCGACCTTAGGGAAACGGCGCGTGTAACGGGCATCGGTGCATCCATTACCGACGAGGATATTGACCATGCGAAGGCCCAGTGGTCGGAGGATGAATCTGAAACCAGCCCTCCGCCGTCGTTCGGAGATCCAGTATCGAAAAAGCCTGTTGGCGATAGCAAACCAGATAGGGCAGATCGTCGATGGTACCTACGATGGTTCACAGACTAGCGCTGACAGCATTTCGAAAACGCTGGTGGACTATTCCGAGGTAATCAACGACTGGGCAGAGCAGGTCGGGCGAAGGATGTTTGCCCAGGTCGAGCTGGAGGAATGGAATCAGTGGAAATCGGTATCTGAGGAAATCGGCGCTGGCCTGCGCGATGTGGTGGGTAATACCCCCGTCGGGCAGGTGGCGCAGGATATCGTATACCGCCAGATTCAGCTGATGAAGTCCCTACCGCTGGAAGCAGCCGATCGCGTGATGGACATACAACAGCGCGCAATGCAGGCGGTTATCACTGGTGAACGTCCGGATGAGCTCTACGAGATGATCATGGCCTCCGGTGACGTGGCCGCCAGCAGGGCGCAGCTGATTGCCCGTACAGAGATTGGCCGAGCTACCGGCGCGCTGACGCAAGCCAGAGCCCTTTCGGTTGGCTCAGAGGGCTACTGGTGGCGTATCGAGGGGGCCGGAACGCGCGATTCTCACCGCAAGATGAAAGATAAATTTGTACGCTGGGATAACCCGCCGACGCTGGACGGTATGACCGGACACGCCGGATGTTTGCCGAACTGCAAATGCTGGCCTGAAGTACAGATTCCTGCACCGAGAAAATGAAAAATACGGCTTTGAACATTCATTTCATGCGAACTGTAATACCCGCGAAATGTTATGAAAATGTTGTATTCGAAAAGACCGATTTTCAGCCCAGTTAATCGCTACTTTTACGGCTTAAAGGGGACATTTTAATCGAGTCCATTTTCGTCGGTGCGGGTAAGAACCCTTATGTTAAATAGCACGTTATTTCGAACATTTTTCCACATCTCACTAGGTCGCCAATGAGCGGCCTTTTTGTTGCCCGTAATCGAGCAGGTAACCCATGAAATATTTCTTTAAAACCCGCCTGGGAAATACCCGTTTTCAGTTGGCCGACGGTTCGATTCTGTTCAAAGACGTACCTATCGGACGCACTGGTGAACAGGTTTACGGTGCGGAGGAACTGTCAGAGTTAACCCCGGATAGTGACGGGTTAATAGTCGTCCGTCGAACGCCTGAAGAAGTATTCAGCGAACGCACCATTGCCTCATTCGAGTCAATGGCTGTCACCATCGGCCACCCGAAGGACTTTAGCGGCAACATTATTTTTGTCACGCCGGAGAACTGGCGCAGGCTGGCAAACGGCCACATTCAGAACGTCAGACGCGGGGAGGGGGCAAACTCCGATCTGCTGCTGGCTGATGTCATCGTCAAAACGCCGGAAGCTATTCAGGCAGTAGAAGACGGTGACGACGAGGTGAGTTGCGGCTATGACGCCGATTACCGCCAAATCTCGCCGGGTATCGCAGAGCAGTACGCGATCACCGGTAACCATCTGGCCTTAGTCCCTAACGGGCGGGCTGGTTCACGTTGTGCACTGGGAGACGCTATGCCGAGCACTACTAAAAACTGGTTTACCCGGCTTTTAAAGGCCCGTAAAACCAACGACGCCGCTGAAATGGCGAATCTGATCGATAACCCGCCTGACAATATGACTGGCGATAACGATGATGTGACAACCGCCATGACACCGGGCGGCGTGGTCATCAACCTTTCACCACAAAATCCAATGCCTGCACCGACTTTGCCTGTCACGACCGACTCTGGAGAAGAGATCCCAGCGTGGGGGAAAGCGCTGATTGAAGCCGTGGCAAAACTCACTCCGGCTGTTCCGGTGACGGTTGACGAAGGAGAAGACGAAAAGGATGAAGAAGAGGGGGCTGTTACTGGTGATGCTGCTTACCGCGCCGATCTGATTCAGCCTGGCATCCAGCTCCCGACGAAGGCGAAACCGACGGCATTTAAACGTCAGGTTCTGGCTTCTGCCGATCAGATGCTGGTTCGTTCCATCGTTGGCGATGCTGACGTGAAAAAGCTGAAAAAAGCCACTGTGGATATGGCATTTAACGCCGTTTCTGAACTGGCTAAAAACCGCAACACAGCCGCGCAAACGACCGACAGTTTCCGCGCGATGACCACTACCACCACAAAATCTATCGCGGAAATCAATAAAGCCGCGAAAGAAATCTGGGCTAAACGAGGCTAAAACATGGCTAACACCATTCTTTACCGGATGCCTGCGGGCATCGCCGGGGGTATTTCACGCCCACAGGATTTAACCGTAGAACCTCATATTCTCGATGCGACTAAACCCTTCCCGGCGTATGGGCTGGGCGGGAAGATTGTCGGGGGTAAGTTCGTGCCTGTTGAGGCGGCCGACCCGGTCACGGTGCTGGCAGGTATTTTTGTTCGCCCTTACCCGACAGCTTCGCAGCCCGACAAGATTCGCCAGGTTGGCACCGGCTACAACTTTGCCGGCGACAACCTGAAACGCGGTTATGTCACGGTCAATATCGGCGGTGACGCCTCTGCTGTTGCTCTATATGCCCCGGTATTTATGCGCGTTGGCACCCCAACCGCCGCAAGCCCGCTGGGAGCTTTCCTCGCGGCTGCGGACGATACAAACACCGTTCAGATCACCAACGCTTATTTCAATGGTCCCGGCGACGCCGACGGCAACATTGAACTGGCATATAACATTTAAGGGAGCATGACAAATGCCAATGACCTTCGATCAGGCAACAGTCGACAGCACTGGTGCTTTTCTGGTCCATGAGCTGGAACGCCTGGACCAGACTCTGAACCTTCCTCTGACGTCACAGACCTGGAGCCGCGACATTGAACTGCGTGAAGACGTTTCTATCGCAGATGAGATGAGTTCTTTCACCAACACGACGTTTGCAGCAGCAGGCTCCCCAAACGCGAACGGCAAGAACTGGATTAACCAGCTTGCAACCGCAATCGCTGGCCTGAATGTGGATATCACAAAAACAGGCTTCCCCCTGGAGCTGTGGGGGATGGAACTTGGATGGACGATTGTAGAACTTGCCGCCGCTGCACAGGTTGGGCGTCCGATTGACACTCAGAAATACGACGGTATGCAGTTGAAGTGGAATATGGATACTGACGAGCAGGTGTATATCGGGGACGCTGCAAAAGGTGCAAAGGGGCTTTTGAACCTGTCTCAGGTAACCCCAACGAACGCAGCGAAAACTTGGGCGACCTCTACCCCTGACGAAATCCGCGCCAGCATTAACCAGGTACTAAGCAATGCGTGGACCCGTTCCGCATATTCAAAAGTTCCGGAAGACTTGCTGATCCCGCCAGACCAATATTCTTTCCTGGCAAGCACTATCGTTTCATCTGCAGGTAATCAGTCACTGCTGACCTATCTTGAAACCAACACAATTGCTTTCCACCAGAACGGCAAGCCGCTGAATATCCGCCCTGTGAAATGGGCAATCGGCCGTGGCGTTGCAAACAAAGATCGTATGGTCGCATACACGAACGATAAAAAGTTTGTGCGCTTCCCTATGGTTCCCCTGCAGAGCGTGCCGATCCAGTACCGCGGCATCTACCAGCTCGTAACCTACTACGGAAAGCTGGGCGCTGTTGAACCGGTCTATCCGGAAACCCTTAACTACATGGACGGCATTTAAGCCAGTAGCCCCCGGAAACGGGGGCTTTCCTGAGGAACTGCTATGAAAAAAATCTATGTGCTGTCGGCGTTTAACTTTAACGATGGAGCCAGCATCAAGGCTTTTACCCCCGGGTTTCATGACGTTGAAAATGACGTTGCCGATCACTGGTTTGTGAAAGCGCATTGCTCGCCCGATGGCGAAGCCCCTGCGCTGGCAGATGATCCGCGTATTGCTGAGCTGGAAGCGCTGGTGGCAGACCAGGCAACCCGCATTGCTGAGCTTGAGGAGCAACTTGCAGAGGCTAAAGCCAATGGCAAAAAACCAAAGCCTGCCGACGCCTGAGAAATTCCGCGCTGACTTCCCGCAGTTCGCTGATGAAACCAAATTTCCCACCACGATGATACAGGCCCGTCTCGCTCTGGCAGATGTTTTGATGAGCGAGTCCCGGTTTGGGGAGGATATTTTCCCCTATGTCGTTGAATTGTTCGTGGCGCATTACATGACACTTTATGCCGCTGACATGCGCTCGTCGTCCGTAGGGGGCGCTGGTGGTGCGAATAGTGGTGTTCAGACATCAAAGTCAGTGGATAAGGTTTCTGTCAGCTATGACGTCAGTGCGACGCTTAATCCTGATGCGGGGTTCTGGAATAACACTCGCTACGGTTCCGAATTTTGGGAATACCTCATGATATTCGGTGCGGGAGCGATACAACTGGGAACACCATAATGAAAAGCGGGTTAACGGTTCGCACTGATAACGCCCTAGCTGTTCTGGAATCCCTCCGGCAGCTATCCGGAATGGATGTGCTGGTGGGAATACCTGAGGACAAGGCAGGGCGTGAGGATGGCTCCCCGATTAATAACGCGGAACTGGGCTACCTCCACTCAACGGGCGCAACGGTGGAAATCGACGGTACGACGGTCACGCTTCCCCCGCGTCCTTTTCTGGATATGGGGATCGAGGACTCAAAACCCCGAACCACTGCGCACCTGAAGGCAGCGGCAACCGCCGCGCTGGAGGGGCAGACTGAAGCAGCAGTGCGTGAGCTGGAGAGCGCCGGACAGATTGCCCGTGATGCTGCAAAAGCTGTTATCGGTGCTGGCGACCGACTGCACCCGCTTTCTGAGAAAACCCTCGAACGCAGACGCGCCGAAGGCATTCTCGGCGACAAGCCGCTGTATGCCCACGGTTACCTGTTGCGCTCAATTAACTACGTCGTGAGGAAAAAATAATGCCTCTTCTCGATGTGAGCGATGTCCTTCTCGATCCCGACTTCATGGACACCAGTCTGGTTTGTCACCGGCAGGTTCAGACAGTGGATGAGGACAATTTCACGAAGAACACCGCTCAGGATATCCCGTTCTCTGGCGTGGTGACGGTTGACCGTTCTCTGGAAGCCAGACGAATGGAGGCAGGCCAGAACATCAGCGGCGCGATCCTCATCGTGACGCAGTTCAGATTAACTCAGGGCCAGCCCGGTACAGACAGCACCCCGCGACTTGATGCCGATATCGTGAGTTATAACGGACGCGCTTATCGCGTGACGTTCGTCGACCCGTACACCAGTTACGGTGCCGGATTCGTCCAGGCACATTGTGAGCTGGTGGACTTTAACGGAGGGACGCCAGTTGAGTAATGACAGCACCGCACGCGGTTATCTGACGCCTGTCGGGGATAGCCCCCAGTATGACGAGGCGCTGGAGCGTGAAATCAGCCGATGGATACGAGGTGTTTCTGGCTTGCCGGCCGCGCTTGTTTTCCCCCGATGGACTGACCCGCAGCCGCAGATCCCCAACAACGGGGTGACGTGGTGCGGCTTCGGTATTACTACCGTTCCCCAGCCGTTAAGCCAGTCCGATGTTCAGGTTTCGGAAGAACAGTCCGAGCAATGGACATGGGAACAAGTGACGGTAATTTGCTGCTTCTATGGCCCTCAGGGGGCCAACACGGCATCAACTTTCCGCGCGGGGATATTCGTCGAGCAAAACAACGCTGAGCTGAACCGCTCGGGGCTTTCGCTGGTGGATGCCGGGACTATCTACAACCTGCCAGAGCTCATTAACAAACAGTGGGTGAGGCGATACGACCTCACCATTACTCTTTCCCGCAAGAACATTCGTACCTACAACGTCCGGACGCTGCAAGATGCGCCCGTCTCATTTTTCGGAGACTAAATTATGCCGCAGGGATTACCTGTATCAAACGTCGTCAATGTCGACGTGATCATTGGGCCGCGTGCGGCTACTGGTCGAAACTTCGGTTCGCTGCTCATTCTCGGGAGCTCAACGGTTATCCCGGTCACTGAGCGGCTTCGCCTTTATTCTTCTGTAGAGGATATCGGCTCTGATTTCGGCGTGGATAGCCCGGAATATGAAGCTGCTACCGTGTATTTCTCGCAATCACCGAAACCTCAGCAGGTCTATGTCGGCCGCTGGGCGAAAACGCTGGCATCGGCTGAAAGCGGTTCGACGGAAACGCTGCTGCAGGCCGTGAACGCCGTACTGAATTACACGAGCTGGTACGGTCTGGCCGTAGCCGATGATGAAGACATCGACGATGCCGACTGGCTGAGCGTGGCCGCCGCGATCGAGGCTTCCAGCCTCAGTCGTATTCTGGCGATTACCACTCAGGACCCGGAAGCGATTAACACGACCTCCACAACCGATCTGGCCTATAAGCTGAAGACGGCAAAATATGGCCGCACCTTCGTGCAGTATTCCACCAGCAGCAAGTACGCCGCGTTGTCTGCGTTTGGCCGCGCCTTTACGGTGAATTTTAACGGCAGCAACACCACCATTACCCTGAAATTCAAGCAGGAGCCGGGGATCACGTATGAAACCCTGACCACCAATCAGGCGGCGGCGCTGGATGCCAAAAACTGTAACGTCTACGTGTATTACGAGAACGATACGGCAATCCTTCAGCAGGGCGTCATGTCCAGCGGCGATTTCTTTGATGAGCGCCACGGGCTCGACTGGCTGCAGAACTACGTGCAGACCAATCTGTATAACCTGCTCTACACCAGCACAACCAAAGTCCCACAGACTGATGCGGGTGTGACGCGCCTCCTTTCCAACGTTGAGAAATCAATGGATCAGTCGGTCACGAACGGGCTGGTGGCTGCTGGGGTCTGGAACGGCGGCCCGATCGGGCAGCTGGATTCCGGCGATACGCTGACGAAAGGCTATTACGTCTACGCGCAGCCTATTTCCGAGCAGGCGCAGGCAGATCGTGAAGCACGTAAGGCACCGGTTATTCAGGTGGCCTGTAAGCTGGCTGGCGCGGTTCATTTCGCTGATGTTCAGATCAACGTCGTTCGCTAAGGAGAACATGAATGGCTACGTATTCTTTTATGGACGTCACGGCGTCCCTTTCCGGCCCGACCGGTGAGATTGATCTGGGCTACGGTTCCGCCAGTTCAGAGGAGGGGATCACCGTTGCAATGGGCGGCCCCAAAAACACCATGACTATCGGTGCTGACGGCGAAGTGATGCACAGCCTGCACGCGGACAAAAGCGGCACCGTTACCGTCAACCTGCTGAAGACCTCACCGACAAACAAAAAGCTGTCGCTGGCGTACAACGCCCAGAGTCAGTCCTCAGGCACCTGGGGGAATAACGTCATTGTGATCCGAAACAAGGTGAGCGGAGACATCATCACGGCGCGCAGCGTGGCGTTCCAGAAACAGCCGGATAACGCCAACGCTAAAGCCGGTAATACGATGCCCTGGGTGTTTGACTGCGGCAAAATCGACCAGGTTCTCGGAGAGTTTTA